ACGCCATGAAAGGCCACGAACACATGTTCAAGGCGATGAGAGGAATATGAAATTTTCAGAATGGGTAGAAAAAACCCATCCCGAGGCACTGGATGAGGGACTCCTCCGGAACATCGCAAATAGCAAGACTTCCAGAAATCTTGTTGCCGGAGCCGCCCTCGCAGCAGGAGCTTTCGGACTCGGAAAGACCATGTCAAGCCCCACCAAGCCTTCCGTCATAACCAAAGTATCTCAAGACGAAGAAGACCACGACGAGGATTTCATAGACGACATGTCTTCGGACGAGGGAATAGCAGATGAAAAGGCGAAGATGCTCAGAATGGCAGGGAAGGTGCCAATGAGGACGACAAAGGTCGGAAACACGAACGTGTCAAGAGGTTCGGCTCATTTTTCCGGAGGCAAGATCACGCCAAGACGGCTTCCGAAGCTCAAGGGCGGACCCATGTCCAGCCCGGACTTTGGCGGAGCCGCGGAGTGAACTGGAAGTCGGCCTCAAACATAATGAAAGGCCATCTTGCCGGCCACGACGCGATACAAGGCCATCCGGGACACTACAGCGGAGGAGCCGAAGACAAGACGGACTTCGGCGGATCCGGCTGGAAGATCAGGCTTGACCCCAAGAACGACCGCGACAACTACATCCTGTCCCACTGGGTAAAGCAAAACAGGGACAGAATCAGCACCTACAAAATGGCATGGACTGAAGGCGACCACCCGGTGTGGACCTTGTACACGGGGACCGGATCCGCAAAGGACGCCCAATACCTGGCTCAGAAAGCGGAAAAGGAGATAGGAAGATTCCTCAAGATTGGACAAGCATTCCAAAGCGAGGACACACTGCTTCCCGGGACCAAGATAAGCGGCCGTTTCGAGATAAGAGGGGACGAAAGAAGTTTTGACTCAAAAAGGCACAAGGAAATAGTGGACGAGATTGAAAGGCTAAGGCCGTCCCACAACCCCATGAAGGGACTCTACATGAGGTTCATGGCGAGTCCGCTATACAAGAAGGGCTTTCCCACAACCACCAGCGGCAAGTCTGGCGTCCCCGGAACAGCCTACTACGCATGGCTTCAGGGCAATATCGGAACTATGAAGGGCAAAAAAGAGAACCAGGAAGCCATAAGAAAATTTGAGCAGGAAGCCCAAGCCGAAATAGACCTGGTGAAAAAGGTCATTCAGTCAAAACTCAAGGATGTTTTCTAGGGCTTCTGCTCTAGAAGCGGATTGAACTTGTCCGGAAGACCGAAGAGTATGGACTTGGGTTCGTCTTTCAGGTCGCCCATGTTCTCTACGGAAATCTTTTCTATCTCATCCATGGATGGAGCATTTGCGGAAGGATTCATCGCCCAAAGGAGATTCTCCTTCTCCGCCCACTTCTTGATCCTCCGGACAGGAACTATGAGATTGAAGGTCTCCCCGGCACCACGAACTAGCATGCCCATGTACCTTCCGTCTGTGGTAAAGACGCCTCCGCCACTGCTTCCGGGAAACGCGGTGACTGTCGTCTGATCAAACAGAACCTTCGGACCTCCGCTCAGGGAGACCGTGCGCCCAACCTGGCTCATTATTCCCGTGGTCATGCTGTTGCTTCCGTCCTCGCCCAACAGGCTTCCCACATGGAATAACTGCGAGCCTAGGGGAAGACCCTTGCCCTCGTCATCGACATAAAACTTGAGGGAGTCCTGCACAAAGTCGGCCTTCCTGATCATGAGGAGGGCGAGATCCTCCCCAGTCTTGGCATCCGAATACTTGACGACCTTGGCGTCTAGCACGAGCTGACCTATCGTGCGTCCGCCCTCTATGATCTTCTTCTTGATTTCGGCGTCTTGGAACTCCACGTTCTTCTTTACATGTCCTTCGGAATCTATGAATGTACGTATGCTCTTGAGGCTTTCAAGTACATGCGCGGCCGTCCAGACGAAATTGACCTTCTTCGTCTTGTCGCCGTCCTTCACTTCCCTCGTGAAGATGACGCCGCTGCCGGCACCGCCCTTGGCGGTGACAGTGACGCTTATGCTCTGGAGATATCCGCTGACATCTTCCGCCCTGGCTGCGGCGGAGAAAGAAACAAAAAAAACAAGAATTAAATATCTCATGTTCGATCCTTTCATGGGGTTAAAATTGCGGAATTTGCGATAACTATGGATCCAGTGGCCGTGGCATAAGAATCACGTATCTCATCCTCCGGCTCCGCCTCAAACAGGACGTTTCTGGCCTCTATCTGATATTCCGTGGTCTTGGCGAAGGGGCAGAAAGGCATGGAGCCGAGTCCCTCCCTCGTCATTAGGAGCCGGTGCGGCTTGTTGAGGACGTACATGTCGCCCTTTCTCTCCACATTGGAAACAACATCGTCGCCGGTAACGAGCCTGAGAATCTTAATCATCAGCAAATCTCCTTATTGTAATCTAGTGTCATTGAACAACTTTGAAATCCGATTCCTCGGGTACGGGGTCTATGGTGAATCTCAATTTCATCTGCTTGCCACCGCGGGCGGGGCTTAAAAATCGAGAAAAAAGAAGGTCGTGTTCTATGGGGTCTACGTCGGTGATGCCGAGGCAGTAGCAGGTGAGCGCTCCCACTGCTGAGCCCCTACCAGGTCCGACAGCCTCGGAGCCGTCCCCGTAGCCGAGAAGCTCCCTCGATACCCTGCGGGCCTCGTCGGTCATCATCTTCTGGATGATGAAGTAGCTGGCGAACCCCTTGCTGCATATGAGGTCGTACTCCTCCTTTATGCGTCTCATGTAGACGGGGTCGCCCTTGGGGAGCATGCGCCTCTTATAGCCTATTGATATGTACTCTAGGAGCTTCTGATCGGCATCCTCGATGTAGGGAAGTTTGACGCTGCGGTCAAGCTCAACGCCCTTGCACCTCTCCGCGACCCTGACCGTGTTCCTCTTGGCCTCCTCAAAGAACTCTAGCGGGATAGTCTCGCTGTAGTCGGACGCCCACTTCTCGTTGAGCTCCTCCTCACTCTTCATCCAGAGGTTGGTGTCCTGGAGTTCGAAGAGATCGGCAGTGTCCTCCCGGTCCATCTTCTCCTGGATTTCCTTGAGGGTCTTCTTAGTCTGAACCATGAGCATGAGGCGCTGCATCTTGCTGTCGTCGCGCTGGGCGTAATGGCAGTCGGTCGTCAAAATCACAGGCAGTCCGTACCTGTCGTGTGCTCTGATGATGAACTGGTTGTATGGCTTCTGCTTGCTGAAGTCGAGGAGCATGATCTCAAGATAGAAATTGTCTTTGCCGAACATCCCCATGTACTTCTCCACCATGGCGAAACCGGCCTCGTCGCCGCCGTGATCAAATGCCTGCCCGATTTCGGAGTTGTAGCAGCAAGAAGTGAATATGAGCCCTTCCTTGTGCTTCAGAAGAAGCTCGTGGTTGACACGGGGCTTGTAATAAAAACCCCTCGTCCACGCGGCGGAAGAGAGGTTCACTAGATTGCTGTAGCCCTTTTGGCTTGTTGCGAGAGCCAGAAGATGATAGCTCTTGCCGAGTTTCTTCCTCTCCTCGGGACTCATGCCCTCGGTATGATCGGCCATCTTCTCGCCCGGCTTGAGTTCTGGCTGCATTGGCTGGACATAGAGTTCGCAGCCGAAGATGGGATGTCTGCCGTACTCCTCGCAGGCTTGTATCTGCCTAGGGACGGCTCCCATGGAGCCGTGGTCGGTGACGCAGAGGAAATTCTGATTTATCTCTTTGGCGCGCTTTGAATATTCCTGTACAGTTCCGAATCCGTCCAAGACGGAAAAATCCGAATTCAGTGCAGGTGAAGATGTTCAAATCCGACAATCTTCACCTGCGATGTTCCTTTCTGTTCGTTAGACATTCAATTCCCTCTTGATCTCAAACATGTCTTTTTTGACGTCAAACTTCCAGTGCAAGCCCCTAATGTTCAGTCGCACATTGCCGTCGTAGTCCGCAAACACGAGCACTGACGCGGGATCATAGGCAACGCCCATCTCCTTGCATATTGATTGGGCCGCGAGGGTGATGTCCGCTAGGTCGTCCGCCTCAACCCTCCAGCCCTTCTCGCCGTCCTGCCACCATTCCGCGCTCATTCCTTGCCCTCCAGACGATCAAGCCTGTGCTGCAGACCTATCTCCACCATCTTGCACTTGCCCACCTCGTTTGAAAGCACCGCGTTCCTGTGCAGGGCGAGAACCGCAATCGCCAAGGCGACCAAAGCTATGAAAAGGGAAAATGCATTCATGGATGCCTTTTATACCACACGGCTAGCCTTTCGACAACAGAACAGACTAGATAATTGTGTTCAAGGAGGAACATGATTGAAAAGAAATTCAAATATATCCTGGCGGCTCTCGCAATTTCGGCTCCTCTGAGCTGCCTTGCCCACGAGCCTCCGTTTTCGGGGGTCGTGCCGAAGCCCCCGATCCACCCATACAC